ATAAATTAAATTAAATTAAAAACATCATGAATATAACTAAAAAAATATTAGACGAACAAGTTAAACACTTGAACAATCAAACAAATAATCCAATCGAAGCAATAACCTATGATTCAAAAACCAAAATTGGAACATGGAACAAAGGCTGTTATTGTTTAGATGCTGCTTATAATGGATATCAATTAGCACAAGTGTATAATGAAAGCGGTGCCATGAAACAAATCACAGATGGATATGTTTCAAAAAGGGAATTATACGAAGCGATAAAATACATTAGATTAGGAATCCAAATAGCTAAATAATTTCAAGCAAAGGAATAATTGTCTGCTCGACTGCTCAACTGCTCAAAAGGCCAGCATGGTTTCCGGGATTTCCCCCGGAAGCTGGTGCCCTGACGGCCACAATCAGGCCACAACGGCCACAATCAAAAGGCCGCTTGCAGCTTATTTTGAAAAGCTAATTTATTTTATCCTAAAAGCTAATTTTTTTATCTAATAAAAAAAGCTAATTTAACTATTGACATGCGAAAAGCTAAATAATATTTTTTAAATCATGAACAAAAAACTTAATAATGTACTATCCCTATTCGATGGAATGTCATGTGGTCAGCTGGCCCTTAAAAGAGCAAACATCGATTATGAAAATTACTATGCTAGTGAAATCAAGCCAATTGCTTTAAAAGTAACAAAAGCTAATTTCCCTAATACAATCCATGTTGGAGATGTCACAAAGCTAAATGCTAGTGATTTTCCAAAGATTGATTTACTTATAGGTGGCAGCCCTTGCCAAGATTTTAGTATTCTAAATAAAGATAGAAAAGGCCTTGATGGTTCTCGCAGTTCTTTGTTTTACGAATACTTGAGATTGCTAAAAGAACTAAAACCTAAATATTTCTTACTTGAAAATGTAAGAATGAAAAAATCATGTGAAGAAGAATTAAATGAATATCTTGGAGTTAAAGGTATTCACATTAATTCTAATCTAGTTTCATACCAAAATAGATATCGAATCTATTGGACTAATATTCCTAATGTAGCTGCACCTATTGATAGAAATGTAAACTTTCAAGATTTCAAAGAAAGAAATCATGAGATAGCTAAAACCTATAAACTTAATCCAACACCATCAAGAATTACAATGTGGAGTAATGGAGAAGGTAACAAGGCGAACTCAATAAAAGCATGTAACAATATCACTAATGCCGCAAAAATTGGTTGCATCACAAGAAAACAAGATAGAAGCCCAAATAGTGGCCTAATAGAATTAGATGATTTTTGTAGATATCTAACAAGGGAAGAATTAGAGAAAGGCCAAACTGTTCCTATTGGATACACCTCAAGTGTCTCATATAACCAAGCTCAAGATTTACTTGGAGATGGTTGGACTGTTGAGGTAATTGCACATATATTTAATTATATTAACCAAGATAGTTAAATGCACATCGAAACAAGCCAGAAGCTGACTCTTTTTTTATTCCTTATTAGTTATCTTTAAACGAATTTAAACCAATTATACTCATAATAAATTATGTGTCAAGAACAAAATGAAACAAGACAAGCCGCCGAAATTGAAAGAGAGTTCTACGATTTAGATGGCAACGAATGCTTTGCATTAATAACTGTGGAAAGTGATGTACATCAAGAACATAGCGTAGAGCATTTTGAATATTGGGGTTCAAACATATCAAGAAACGAAAGTGAATTAATCGTAGAAAACCAAGAAATCACATGCTGTGATGTATATTGGGGTGACGATGAAAACAAAGTTTTTGAAGGTATTGAGGCCGAAAAACTTATAAATAATTTCTTTACAAGTGAAGAAAGGGATTCTATTCTTATGGAAGCTCAAGAAAAAATCGAAATAAATTAAAATGAATATATTAACACATAACCAAAAACACATAAACATATGTGGCACTTGCCTAAAAGGCAATCTAGTTTGCAGCTATAAAACGCTTGTTAGACTATTCGGAGAACCAACTAAAGGAGATGAATATAAAACCGATGCTGAATGGCATTTAGAGATTCATGACCCACAAAGTGGTGATGTCGAAACTGTAACGATTTACAATTGGAAAAATGGTAAATCTTATTTAGGCGAAATACTTGGCAGAGATGTCAAAGAGATTTCTGATTGGCACATAGGCGGCCGTTCTAAAGAAGCCCTAAGGATAATCGAGGTTGTAAAAGCTGCAAGGCTGGCCTTACATGGATTCGATGAGTTCTTTTCACCTTTACCTTATTTTGAAAGCGAGGTGATAGATGTTTGATGATTCAATAAAGCTACAAGCTAGGAAAGTTGGCCTAAATAATGGCGAATACACAATGGTCATGAGTGGAATGAATGACCATTTTACAAATAAAAAATATGTCACAAGATGGGAAGAGTTGGAACACTTGTCTAATCAAGGTGATATATCACTAAAGGATGCACTACTAGCAGTTTTACAAATAGAGAATAATAATTAATTATGGACTTTATAACCTTTATGATAAATGCAGCACTAGTAGCAATATTTTTAGCAATTAATGTAGCCCAAAAAATACCAACACTATGAGCAATAAAAGCAAACTTAAAAATAGCGTAGATTTTTATATCTACCCCTTAGGGCCAGCTGACTCTATGGGACAAGAGGAAATCATTCTAGTAAGAACTGATTTTGGTAATATAGAAAACAAGTATGTTGGGGATTTAATCGAGGGAGATTATTACACTCCCCGGATTCCCGCACCTTTGCCACCTAGGAATGGCGATGACATTCTTAAATTCATAGCGGCCAATCGACTTTCATTTAATTATGTAAAGGATGAAAATGATTCAATTCTTTTAGTCGAGGTTGTTAAAGATGGATTGATTCAATCCCAAATTGAATACAAGGAAGAAGCTACATGTATTCGAGAAGCTATTGAACCATTAATGGATTGGGAGGAACTATAATGCCTATAGATACTGCTCAAAAGAAACAAGTTCTTACTGAATTTGCGGTCACCGAAACATATGTTGTAAAAGCTAAAACATTAGATGAAGCATACGAAATGGTAGACAATAATGATTTTCAGTACGAAGGAATAGATAAATATAACCTAACCATAAACCCAAATTTCTAATGGCTTTTATTGACGAATCTACTACAAGTGATGTATCACATTCTTCAAACACTATTGAAAAGTTTGAAGAGGTATTCGAGAGAGTACAAGCTAACAGAAAAAAAATGCAAGAAGGTAGAGATGCCGTAATGACATTTAGGTTGTTAGGACTATTGAAAGATGAAGGTTGTGGCGAATTAAGAAAGTGGGATAAGATACCATAATCGCAGCAAGTAGCGTTTTTCATTTGACAAGTTTCACATGTCCATAAAGGATGTGTGAAACTTTTTTATGGCACACTTTTATTCTTCATCAAAAAAACCCCAATTTTTACCTAGCGTTGAAACAGCTCCACAAGCTAGAAAAAATGGAAGAGCATGGCCATCGGTCACAACAGTTTTAGGAATAGTAAAAGATGATTTCTTGGATAATATTTACACCCTCAGGGAGATTACAAGATTGGCTAGAGAAAACCCTAGACTGAATTATATTACACTAAAGGAAATGACTTATGGATTCCGGGAGCATCCATTCACAGGTGAAATGATTCCAAGCAGCGAGTTTGGAACAGCAGTCCACAAAAGAATAGAAGAACTATTAATGGATGGTGACAATGAAGCACATCCATATGACGATTGGGCACAACCATTTATTTCTTGGGTGGAAGAAAACAATGTGGATGTCGTTGATTGTGAATATATTGTGTCGGATTCAAGATTTAAGATTGCTGGGAGTATTGACTTCATTGGCTTAGATGAAAACAAAAAAGTATTTATGGCCGACTACAAATGTAGAAGCTGCGATGGTAAAGGAAAGTTCTATGGCAAGGATTGTAAACAATTAGCAATCGAAAGTGTTATGCTTTCAAAAACTTTAGGACTAGATTACTATCCAGAGATTCGCTCAGTTTGCATTTGCACAAACACAGCTGAACACTATCATAGGGTTTGGACTCAAGAGGAGTTTGATTATTATTTTCAAGGTGCTAAGTTAGCAGCAAAAATTTATTGGCAAGAAAGAATGTTAAAACCAAAAAAGAAAAAAAAGTAACATGGCTAAATATGACTCAGCAGATATAATAAGAAGAACATCAGTAAACATACAAGCTAAATTAGACTATGGGTTTGACGAAGAGCTTACAGATGGAGAATGGCACTCTCTTAGAGCTTGCCTTGAATCCCAGTTTTTAAAGGAAGACTTTGAACCTTATTTTAGGTATGTAAAACATTACCTTGTAGAGTTAAAAAGAGGTAAGAGCACAAGAGAACTAATGGCCAATAGCCATAAAGTATTCAAGGAGATAAGAGATGGAATATTGTAATGATTTTAAATATGACCTAGAGGTAGGTCAAGTTGCCGAAAAAGAGGTGGGCGAGATGCTCAAAGGTAAAAAGGTTGAGGTTAAGAAAGACCTCAAGGCCAAAGAAACTGGCAATATATTTATTGAATACCATTCAAGGGGAAAGCCTAGCGGCATAGCTAAAACACAATCGGATTTTTATTGCTTTGTGGTAGAAGATTTAGTCGTGTTCTACCCTACCGAAAAGTTGAAAGAATTAGTTAGGCCAATGATAGGAACATCAAGAGATGTTCTTGGAGGCGATAATAATACAAGTAAAGGAATACTATTCCCATTAAAAACACTTATACCATAATGTCTTGGAGATACGAAATAATATATAAGCACAATGACATGCACCCGGATTACACTGGGTATACTATCAAGTGGGGGAATGACAAGAAATCAGTTTTGAAAACATTTTTAAAAAAGAAACCATATATCAAAGTAATAGAAATAAATGAATTATCTACCTCAGAACCAACTATCAAAGTGGAGGAGTGATAACGAACCGAAGGTTTGTCCTTTGCTTAATTATAAGGCAAAGTCTTGGGTTGTAGACCATTGCCATAGTAACGGCCAAGTAAGGGGTGTTGTATCCTATGATGGCAACATGTTCTTAGGTAAGATAGAGAATGCCTTCAAGAGGTGCTCAAAGGAAGCAGCAAAATCAGAACTGTCACATGTTCTTAGGAATATGGCCGATTACCTAGATAAAGAAGATACAAAATTAATACACCCAGTTGGCTTTAGACAACTTTACAAAAGATTTAATTCGCTAAACAAAGATATTCAACTTGACATACTATTAAAATTAGGTGGTAATAGGGACGAAATCGCTAAATGTGAAAACACAAAACAGCGAACTGAAATATATAAAAAATTAATAAAAATATAATGAAAAATATACTTAATAAATTATCAAAGATACAATCAAAAGTTGTATCCAATAAAGACAATGTAAACAATTTCGGCGGCTATGGCTATCGAACAAAGGAAGGTATCATCGCAGATACAAAACCAATTTGCGAAGAGTTCAATTGTGTATTAATCGTATCTGACCAAGCTGAGATTATAGGCACATGGCAATATATCAAATCCACAGCATCTTTAGTAGATTGTGAAACAAGTGAGCAAATATCAGCATCAGCTTATGCTCGTGAGCCAATAACACAAAAAGGTTTACAAGAGCCACAAATGTCAGGCTCTGCTAGTTCCTATGCAGGTAAGTATGCTTTAGGAAATCTTTTGGCAATTTCGGATTCATCACTTGACCCGGATGCCACAAATACACATGGTAAAACATCTAAAACATCTAGAGCTAAAAAAGTAGTAGATGAAGATGATGGTTTAATTTAATTGGAGTATAAAATTTATGTCATACGATAACTCAAACAAAGGGGCGTTGTTCAAAAATGAAAAACAAAATGAGCGACAGCCCGACCTGCGTGGCCCTGTAAATATAGATGGTAAGGAATACGAACTATCTGCATGGGTCAAGAACAGTGAAAAAGCCGGCAAGTATTATTCACTTGCTGTTCAACCAAGAAAGGTTAATGGTGGTAGCTTAAAAGCTAAAGAATCAGATAACGATGAACCAATGCCGTTCTAATGTCTTCTGAAGAAATATTACACTACGATATGTCTGGCAATGGTAATCATCTTTACAAAAAAGATGCATCATTGCCTGATAGTGGGTCAAGAACTGCCTTCTCTACGGGGGCAGTTCGAGATGCCATGCAAGGTAAGGGAGTTCCTAGTATGATACCAACATGTGCTATTACGGCCGTGGCAAAAAGATTTGAAGATGGGGCATCTAAGTATGGCCCTGACAATTGGAGAAAAGGTATACCAACATCTAGGTATTGCGATGCTGCTTATAGGCATCTTATGGCTTGTAGAGATGGCAAGGTAGACGAAGACCATTTCGGAGCAGTCCTTTGGAATATGTCATGTTGGCTTTGGACTTTACATGCTATAGAAGAGGGTAAATTACCTAGGGAATTAGACGATATTCTAAGGTAAGTATTTACCTAAATGTTATATTAGTATTCTATGGCTAAAGATATAATCGACACTCTAAATGAAGGTGTTGAGTTAGCGAGTTACTTCCAAAAAGAACTCAATAATTCAACAGATAATAACGAAAAAAGAAAACAAATAAAGTACTTAGGTCAATGCCTTGGTGCGTTAATGGAACAAATTAGTGATTACAAACAACGAAGAGAGAGAGAAGAATCCGACAAACCTTGATGCAGAGGAAAGGGTTTTAGCAACTTGCCTTAGGGATGGCAATTCAGATTTTTACGATAGTATAGCCACTAAGTTAGAGGCCGAAGATTTCTATCTATATAAGCACCAGCTTATATACAAGAGTATTGCATCTATTGCACTAAATGGCCAAGAGCTTTCTGAGATTACATTAATCGAAGAACTCAAAAAGAAATCACAACTAGATGAGGTAGGTTCTGCATTAGATATTGTAGAGCTTATGGACAAAGCTGTTTCGCAATTACAAAGTATTTCCTTGGTTAATATTATTAAGGAAAAGTCCAATCTTAGGAAGCTTATTAGGACTTGTAGAGTTGCATTAGAGAATGCCGAAGATGAGTGTAAAACCCCAGACGATATTAGGTCTTCGATAGAAGATGGCTTGATGTCTATAGAGCTTGGCTCTAGTCAAGACATGAGTCTCAAAAGTAGCGTAGAATTGCTTGAGGAGGAGATTGAATCACAATTAGATGGTACATATAAGGAGGAGTCGATAAAGACCCATATAGACCACTTAGACGAACGCCTAGGGGCAAATGGAGTAGGCCTTGGCGAGGTGGTAGTAATTTCTGCACCAACTTCTTGCGGTAAGTCGCAATTAGCACTCAATGTAGTAACAAGAGCTGCTATGAGAGACAATGTATCTTGTGGTATTTTTAGCTTAGAAATGCCGCAAAAACAAGTAGCCAAGAGAATGCTTACTATAAAATCACAAGCTAACCTCAAGCAAATCAAGGATAGAGTTATCAACGATAAAGCTATGTCTAGAGTAAGAGAGGGTTGCGAGCAATTAAAAGACTTTCCATTGTACTCAATACACCATGTGAAAAATGTTAGTGAGCTATGTTCTTATGCTAGAACAATGGTTAGAAGACATGGTGTAAAGCTATTAGTTATAGATTATTTGCAACTAATACCTTGGGAGAACAAAAATATGTCAAAGAATGATGCTGTAGCAGACATATCCCATAGGATTAAGCAACTAGCACTTGAGTTAAACATAGGTATTTTGCTCTTGAGCCAAGTAAATAGAGAAGGTGCTAAGAGAGAAGGTGGCCTAGCTATATACGATTTAAAGGATTCCGGGGACATTGAGAACGATGCAGATGTTATTATACTTATGTGGCCAGCAAATAATGACATAGAAGCATCGAAAAATGTTGACTCCCATGGAGCTTATATCAATATGAAATACAATATAGCAAAGAATCGAGAGGGAGAAAGAGACATCAAGGGGAACTTTAAGTTCTACCACACAAAAGGTTTATTTTACTAATTTGACATAGGTAGTCCATCTATTAAGACGATGGTGGGTTTTTAATTGTTTTCATTACCCTTTCGCCGCCTATGTCACCTATTTTTTAAAAAGAAATTGACAAAATAAAAACAATCAACCAAGATTAAATAATGAAACCAATACCAGAAGTTCTAGAGCAAGAAAGATTACAAGTTAAAATCAACTTAATTCGAGATGAGTCTAGGCAAATCTCATACCAAATAGAACACCTACAAGAGAAAAGGAAATCTCTTCAAGAGCAAAAGAAAAAACTCAAGGAAAGATTAGTGTAGGAAAAAATTTCCATTATCTGCTCGTTCATAATAAAAAGGAAGCCCTTATTACCACTTGTTGTTTGTTGGTAGTAAGGGTTTTTTTTTATTTTACTCCTAGGCTCTCCAAAGAGTTAGGGGTAGGAGCGTTACTCATAACATCCATAGCTTGTGTCCCAGCTTCAGAGGCCATAGAACCCATGCTATCAATCATTGATTTAGCGATAACAGATTGCTCGTCTAAGTCTAGTACATCTAGTAAGGCATTAGGATTTTGAGTAAGTATAGCACTTTGTCTTAATGCTTGCATGTTCTCTAGTTCCCTTTGTTTCATACCATTCATAAAGTTAGTAATGATATTTCCCTCTCTAGCTCTAAGATTATTTGCTTCTTCCTTGTATGCTTCAGTTTGAGAATCTGCAACGATGTCAATACCTCTAGTTAATAAGTATTTTCTAAGATACATTGAGGTGTTTGCTCTTTCAACCTTGGTCTCAAATAACAATTTGTATAACCTAGGGTCTTTCATAGCATCCTGTAGGATTCTATCCATCTCACCTCGCTTTAAATCGGATAACACTTCTAGTGTTTTTCTCTTAGCGAATGACACAGCTTGCAAGGATGCAGCCCCCGGAATAGCCTTACCAAATGCGGCACCATTTAAGATAGCCATCATTTGTTCGCCAAGAGTTAAATTCGATAGCTCTTCTAAAGAACCTTTTCTCCCTTTATATAGGTTAAATTCTTTAACTTTTGTTGTGAACTTCTTTAATCTTTGTAATTCTGAAGGATTAAATATTTGTCTTAATCCATTCAAGACTAACTTATCACTCATTAAATCATCTATTGTAGATAGTTTGAAATCAGTCTTAGCTGTACCAATACTAATTAAAGTGTCGTAAACAGAATCCTTTACACCTTGGATTACATCACCTCTACTTACTCCAATTTTATTGAATGAAGCATCAGGTGTATTTTTAATGAAATCCATCAATTGTTTTACTTGTACCCTTGGGTCTCCTGTAAACAATATCTTGGACATCCTATCCTTAACATTTCCATTGAAGAATACATTAGCAGAAGCTTGTGCTTCACTACCATTTATAGACTTAGCTGTATCTAGGATATTGTCCGCTTGTGGTCTTAATGCATCAGTAGCATTTTTAGATGTTTGTAATTGTAGCTTTAGTCCCTTGAACTCTGGTAAGTCTAATGTAGGTGCATGCTTTTCAAAGAATTTTTGTGCCTCATTTGGGTCAATGACTCTTACACCATCTACATCTCTTGTTACTTCTCTAACGAATAATGTTTTTAGGTGGTCTGAATAAGCACCAATAACCGCAGGTACCCTTAATGAGTCTTTGTAATTAACTAAGTTGGCAGCTTTTACGGCCTTCATAGCTTCCTTGAAATCTATTTTACCATCAGTATAGTCACTAAATACCTTATCAAAACTAGTCTCTGGGCGAGCAGAACCCGTGTTTAGTAACTTACCTGAGAAACCTGTATCAAATGTTTTGTATCCAATCCTTGAAGCATTAATAGCTCTCTTTAGGGCAACACCAGCTCCGGGGATATTATCCATATCATCTAGTATAGCCTTCCTTATCACAGTGGTAACTTGACTTACCCCAGCATTACCATCTCTTCTAGCTAAATCACCAACCTCTCCAAGTTTGGAATATAGTGCATGTAGCTCTCCTACAGTTTTTGGCATTCTGTCTCCACCCAAAACCTTTACGACTTCTTCGGGGATATCGTCCATATTGATGTTCTCAAACTTTTTGCCTCTTATTTCCTTAAAGGCATTTTTTGTTTTAGATACATTCTTAGCAGAAAGTGTTTTAGATAAATCCAAGTTTGGTGAGTTCCACATAGATTGTGTCCATATGTTGTATTCACTTTTTGATTCTTCTATTGCCTCAAATAAAGCCTTGTTGTAATCTTCACCAGTTGCAGTTCCCTTTTTTAATACTGTAACTTGTTGTATATTTCTTTTAGTGTTTTGATTTAATATATTGTTAGCATTTGCAGCTGCTCTTTTCTTCTCGAAATTTATTAGGTCTATAACATTATCTACCTTACTAGCATTTCTTAGTGTACCAGCTAGTTCATTTAAATAATTGATATCCCTTTCATTTAAATCAATATTACCTGCACTTCTTTGTGCGACTATTTTTTCTAAGTATGTTAGGCCTTTGTCACCTGCTAGTAATTCAGCAGGTATATCTTCAAAGATGGCTTCAAATGGATTATCTAGAACCTCATCTATATTAGCTGCAGCTGCTTTAGGGTCATCTATTATTTGTTGAACATAATCTGCGGCCTTTCTGAAATCTGCACCTTTGTATTTATCAAGTAAAGCCTTGTTAGCTTTAGATATAGATGGGTCAATCATTTTTGAAACACCTTGTAATGGCTCTATTAGTAACTTAGTTACTCCTACAGGGCCTAAAAGTTGAGAAGATGCTCCACCTATAGCTTGTTCTGTTTCTCCAAAATCCCTAGCTGCTAATTCAGTTTCAGTACCCACCCCAAGTGCTTCAAGTCCTAAAACCTTCATAGGTTTTTCTTTGATTTCCTTGTTCATAGACAAGAAAAATCTCTTTAATCCCGGAATGTACTTACCTACTACTTGTGTTAAACCATAGTAAGTAAAGTAACTAGCGTATTCCCTAGCTTTGTTTCTAGCAATTTCACTTCTAGTTTGTGGGTTCTCTACATTAGCTAACTCTGCTATATCGGCCTTTAATCTTTGTGCTAATACCTTTGGTGCATATAACTTACCCTTGTAAGCGATTGATTTACCCGGCCCAGCTTCTGCTAAAGTTGGGTCATCCATAATAATAGCCAAACCTTTATCCATGAGTTTAAGAGCACCTATACTAGTATCAGATGCCAAAGATACCACATTAAGAGTAGGCTCTACTGCGGCTTCATATACATCTCTTTTTAGTGCATCAACACCATCACCACCCCTAGTTTTAGCTATTTCTTTTTGATAATCTCTCTCAGGGAACATATAAGAGGGTAGCTCTTCTTCACCACTAGACATTCTAGCTGGCTCTCTTTGCAAGACTTGAAACTCTTCGTTACTAAGGTCTAAAAATCTTTTTGGTAACACACCTTGTCTTCGCCAAATAGTAGCTTCTTTCGGTGTAATTGGTTGTAGGTCTTTTGTTATCTCATTGTAAGTTCTAGACTTACGACCCTCATATACTCTATTGGGATAAGTTATAGCTAAGCTATCAACATCTTGGTTAGACCACCATTTTTTTTCTGACTCAGATTTTAACTCATCAGTTCCCTCAAATGCAGCCTCATCTTCAAGGAGCTCTTGAATCATTGGGTCTTTTTGGTCACCATAGACTCGCAAAAAATTAGGGTCAATCTCTGTTACATTAGAAACACCCTGTTCTTCTAGTTTGGCAATTTGCCTATCAGATAGCTTTGTTACTCCCATAAGTTATTTAATCAGTTGCTCCATATATTTTACCATTCAAATATAGAATAGTGCCTTCTTTGTAACCAGATGTGTCTAGGTTTAGTATTTCTTCTTCGCTAGTGAATTGAGTTTTTAAGTCCTTACCACCGCTCTTAGTTTTTTTAATTTTATCAAACTCAGAATTTACATAATCTACTACTTGATTCTCAGGCAACATTAAATAGTCATTTACTCTATCATTGAGTTCATAAGGATTGGTAATACCTTGACTTCTCAATTGATTAACTAATCTTAGTGCTCCTTGTTGATTAATAGCACCCTTTCTCAAGGCAAGCAATATCTTCAAGTTACCATCTTGTGTTTTTTCAAGTGATGGAGACCATGATTGGAACTTAGCCATTTCTCTATCAGAAATTGCACCCTTTGTATTTTGAATAAAATTCATCATAGTAGGTTCAATTTGGTTTCTGAATAACTCTTGGTTGGATATATCAAAGTCCATCCCAAAGAATTGATTACCTAATCCTTTTACATTTAGAATTAAATCCTCTGCAACACCAGTTTGCACATCTTGTTCAGATAGTAATTTAATTCCTAGGTTTGCAGTATCTATTTTACCTTGTGATAATGCATTATTTTCAACCAATGGTTGTATCATTGTTTCAAAACCTAATTGTAAGAATGGGTCTTCACTTGATATAACTTCTTTTACATTTGGTGCATATGTACCAACATCGTCAACTTGATACAACATTTCGCCTTGTTCATTTCTACGACCTGTTGGAACTCCTTTAATGTTTAAACCCTTTCCACGGCCTTCAATTAAATCTGACTCAGTATATAAAACACCTGTTGATGCTCCTGCCCCTCCTAACTCAATAACGCTCTCAATACTACTTAAAAAATCATCTTCTTTTTCTAGTGTCTTGATAAGTGAATCATATCCTTGAGTACCTTTTTTGTATTCCTTAGGAAGATTAGCATTTTGTAAAACAAAATCAATAGACTCTCTTTTTACCTTTTTTTCTTCTTCAGCTTGTTTTTTTTCTTGAAATCCCTTGATAGCACTATCTATGCTTTTACCCATAGATTGATAGCCAGCTATGATATCATCGGTAGCTCTAGACATAGGAGAGAAATCTATTGCTCTCAACCTAGGGTCAACTTGTGTTCCTTTTGCAAATGCCATAGTTTATATAAAATTAAGTGAAGAAATCAAAGGCTTGATTAAATGTATCGCCCATACCTTGGTAGAATGCAGCTTTACCCTTGGCCTTAATGCCAGCTTTTTGCATCATTAGGTTAGCCATGTAGTCATCTTCAGCTAGTCCTAAGTTGATAGCCGAACCGGGGTCTGTTGATACACCTCCCGGTGTTCCACCTAGGAATGCACTAGCTAATTCACCTCCCGGAGTAGATGCGGCCGCAGTCTCAAATGAGTACGGGTCTACAGCCATATTTGCTATAGATTTTTCTGCACCACTTAAAACACCAAGTGCTCTATCTAGTTTCTTTTGTCTAAAGTCTTCTCTACCAAGTGCAGCTTCTGCAACAGCACGATTACTTAAATCAGTACCACTAAGAAATTGACTACCAGCTACATCTCTAGATATATTTCTTTGCTCTTGGAAAGAAAGTGGGGAATCTGTTTCATCTAGCATTTTATTAGCAATATCCATTCTTCTTTCGGCCATTGCTCTCAATCTTGGGTCTTCTAGTGTTTCCCTAATGTAGTCACCTTGTTGCTCTATCCTTGCAAGACTTTTGTCTCTTAGGTTGGCTTGTATATCAGATAGTCCACCTTCTCCAAGTAAAGCTTCCCTAGCTTGCATTTTTTGCAATCCTATGAACTGAGGCATAACTCTTTCTTCAGTTCCAATAAGCCTATCCATAACATCTTGTGAGAACATTCCTTCCTCACCATATGTATCTAGCAAAATATCCTTAGGGCTTCTTACATCATCAGCTATTCTTTGCAATGCTTGTGCTTGTTGTTTAGCTGCTTTTCTAGCACCATAGCCTCCTATTAAACCACCCAAAATAGGCTTAATAAACCCAACCTTAACCATAAGGTTAAAGATAAGTGTATCTAAAGGTGTAAATAAATTAATTAAAAAGTTCTTCATATTATACTGTTCGTCTCCACATGTAAACAATTTGGTATGGTTGTAAATTATCGTGAGAGCCTCCCCCACCAAAATCTTGGACTAAGCTAGACATTAACGAGATACCAGCGTAACCACTACCATCACCAAAGTGACTAGTTCTAGTTCCATTGTATCCACTTTGGGTATCGTGCCACACTTTTCTACTTGCAGCTCCGGGACTTGCAGTATTAAGGTGATTGTGAGTTGGTATTTGACTAGCGGTTAGTGTTATAGTTTCATCACCACCTGTGCCATCTGTGGTATTAGGGGCATGATTAAATGTACCACTAGTGTTATTGTATCCAGCTAATACCTTTCCTTCTATTCTCACCCATGTGGTGTGATTAAAACCTCCAAATAGAATATCATCAGGGTCTCCACTATTAGTGTACGACATATATATTGAACCTACAGGATATATAGCATTGATAATACCATAGTAACCAGTAGCAGTCAATGCCGCCAAATCTGTTGTAGGAGTCGTAGATAATTTTGCGAATGCTATACCACCATTCTTGATTTGTAATTGACCAGTTGAAGAACTAACCTCCAAACCTTGGTTTACAGTACATGTTCCATTCCCCGTAGGAGTTACGGGATTGCCAGATTCATTCACGAATTTACCAGCATCTATTGAATTATTTAATTTAGTAGCAGTTACTTGTTCACCTGAACTAAAACCACTACCACTATTTGTTCCTGTTTTGAGAATAGCCATCTTTATTTACTATTGTACACTACTTGTCGAGCGATATGTCTCTGAACCTGCTACCTTAATAGCCCTTAATCTAGGTCTTCCTAGTGTACTTGTTAATTTAAATTGTAGGCCGTACGCTCTGATGTTTCCTATTCTACCTCTTATTGAAACATCTTCATCTTGGGGTATATTTTGACCTATATAAAAGTTCGCATCCCTTAGGTCAATTGTTGTATCCACACCTTGTCCATTAATTGAGTCAGGGTTTTCTGCTATAGCTTCTATACTTAAATTAGATTCATTATCTGCACTACTTTGAACATGTAACTCAAAGTTATTCCATTTTTTTCTATCTATTGATTTTAAGTTAAACATTCTAGTTGTAGCAATTGCTCTAATTGGCTGGTCTTCAACAGAGCCACCAATAGATGTAATAACAAAATCAGAACCAGACTCTATTTGGTCTAGCTTATGTAATCCACCATCGGTGTTCACTACATAAACACCTCTAGATGTTCCTTTACCAGCTACAATAAGATTAGTATATGCAAAATTTTCGTCACCTACGGTATCAATAGACTCCCAAGACTTGTTCAAAAAGTTATATATAATTAATCTATTGTTAAACGCTTGATTACTTCCAACTGGTATTGCTAGAAAATATCTATTATCGAAGTATAAACCAACAGCTTTATCAGAATTATTGGTATCAATATCATTGATTAGAGCTTGTATTGGTTGAGATAATGGAACTTCATTTCCTCTTAAATTATATAAATCTTGGAAATTCAAACCATAGACACCATTGTCTGATAGGAATAAAACATTATTACCAACTTGAACAATAGAGTTCCTCGCTGTACAACCAACTTCGTTTGTCAATAGCTCTACCTTAGATGATTCTAAGGGTATTGAGTCAGTTACAAGGTGTATGCTATTTCTATTGAATACAATTAATTTATCATCTGAGAAAGACAACATACCTACATTAAAATCAGCACCACCAGCATTGAACCTAAATTGGGCATATAATTGGTCGTATGAATTTGTATCCAATAAATCAGATAAAAGTATTTCATCTAAATTTTTCCTTTCTGTAAAAACATTATTACTAGCAGTGGTTTCATATTTATAGGGAACACAAAGTCTTCTTTGGTGGTATACACCATATTTAGGAGCAGGCATGTGGGTAAATCCCAATCCCCCGGAAACTCTTTGGGATAGCACTACGCCACTAACATTGCCACTTGTGTCCGATAATTGTATAAAAAATTTAAATGTAGGCCCAGCATCATTTCTTTCATGTACCACAACTCTAGTTCCTACAGTAAATGTAGAGGGACTACCTACGGCTTCAATCATAACCTCATCGCCAACTTTTACAGCTCCCATAGCACTAGAGCTAGAAAAAGTAGCTGTAGCCACGCCATTTGTTATGGAAATAGAAGATGGTGCTAGTTGCACAGGTGCAGCAAAAGAGCCACTTTCTACCAATGAAAACTTGGTACTACCTAGATTAGTTATATCGTTTTCAGCCAAGTCTATTTCAAAAGCTGTTTTACCATCTCTGAATATAAAAACCTTATTAAAGGTTTGAATCATAGACACAGGTGAACCAACAGTTTCTCCTGATGCTGGATATGGTATGTCGTACTTAACTGCTACATTTGATACATCAATTGCTACGGCCTTTGTATTAGCTGCTAGTATAATGTATTCTTTTTGTGATGTTCTTGGGTCTGAAAATAAACAAGAGCCATATACATCATTAATAACATCATCGTTTAATATTTGTATTTTTAGTGTACAACTTCCTGTATAAGTAAATGAACCAGTTACAACTAATGTAGAACCACTTCTAGTATATATGTGATTTTTATCTACATCCGAATCACTTGTTCCACTAATATTTAATGTTCCTTTGTTACCATCAGAACCAAATTTATCTATCTGACTAGCAGGTGTAATTACTAGGTTTGAGCCACTACCACTAGATAAAGCAATAGTACCAGCTACTGTCTCAGCACCACCACCAGCGTCACTTAACATATCGAATGGTAAGGTAAGAGCACTATCTCCCACCGATAATGGTGCTAGTTCATTGCTAATCCCTTTTCTAGTTTGCCATTCACCATTTAAAGAAAGTCTACCATTTTCACTATTGGCTAACATGCCAGCTTGTAACTGGTCTGCTCTTAAACGATTATTAAACCCAATGAATCCACTATCAGCTTCTTCTTTGAATCTATCATCATTTTTTACATATGTGTCATATCTAGCCATTTAGCAATTCCAAGCTCTCCTAGACCAATAATTGGCTGACAACTTATTTGACTTACCTTTTATACCACCACTACGAGCACAATAACTTTTTTTGTTTTTAGGATTGTTTTTCTTGATTGTCATATTGGCATCACCGAATCTAACAATTTTTTCTTTACCACCTTGGCACGCTTTCACGACAAACTTCTTGCCCCCTTGGACTTGCCTGCGAGGTACATTGCACTTCATTTTGTCTTTATTTAGCTTAGACATTATTTTTTCTTAAATAAAACCAATGATAATAATAAAAGTCCCATTACAAAACCAACAAATGAAGGCTCTGGCACACTATTGTAATCTACCGAAAGTCTATAATCTACTTCATTCCAGTTGTATTGTGTTCCCTCGTATAGTAATCCATCAAACTCACTATATGCCCATTCCGGGATAGAGGGCACATAGAAATAATTGTAATTAGTTGATGTAATAGAATCACCCCAATCGTAATCGGATTCTTCTATAGCTAGTGGACGGGTTGTGGCTTCGTGGCTCATTTCTTAAATAAGGTTGTAAATATTGATGTAAATTCTTTGAAAATCTTTTTGATGAAATTGTCTTTAGGCAAAAACATCATAATAATAGATATTATACCAATGTATGCAAATCCCATACCTAGTAAGTTGTCTTTATAGTTTGTTAATATGTATTCTATCATGATGTGGGTGATACTTGTCTTATTGATTGGTCATTTGTATCAATAGGTGTTTCTATTATAGGTAATTCATTATTGACATCCTTTGTTTCTGTGCTAGGCTCAGAGGATGATTCTTCTTGAGACTCTTGTTTATCTTCAGTTTTTTGTTCTTGGGCTTGCTCTTGCTTATCTTGTTTACCTTTTTCTGAATCGCTTTTAGATGATTTATCCTCTTTTGTTTCTGATTGTTTTTGTTCTGACTCTTGGGATTTCTCAGTATTGGAAGGCTGAGAAGATTTATCAGAAGAAGCACTTGGTGAAGATGGTGAAGATGAAGATTTGGAATCCTCAGAAGAGGGAGTTTGAGATTGTGAAGAGGAGGGTGAGGCGATAGATTCTGCTTTTTCTACAAACTCTTGTGCGGCTTCTACCTTTTCTATCATTACTTCTTGACCCCAATCATTAAGTGAATCAAAGTCTACAAAAGTATCTATAAAGCTAGGAACTTCAAATCTTTCTTCTACTACATCATTAGCTACTGAAGCTACGAACACTTCAGTTTGGTCGATGGCCACACC